TGTCACCGGCCTGTCCGCGCCGGTGAACGAGAAAACCGGGCATGCCCTGGAATTCACCGTGACCCTGGAAGAGGTCGAGTTCGCCTATACGCAGCGGGTGAGCCTGCCCGCGACCAAGGTCAAGGGTGCCGGAGCCGACGAGGTCCGCGCCCGGGAAGACGGGAAAAGCGCGGCCACGTCTCCGGCGCAGAACAAGACGGACACTGTTGAGCGCGGCAAGGTGCAGCCGTCCACGGCTTCAGCGCAGCGCGTCCAGGACTTCAACTCTTTTTACGGGAGGTAGGCATGCTCATCATCCCCATGACCAACGATGCGTCCCAGCGTTTCACCGTCCTGGCGGGCGGCCAGGAAACCGTGATCACGCTTTCCTGGAACGACGACGCCGGGGCGTGGATCGCGGACATCTCCCTGTCCGACGGCACGGCCCTGGTCAGGGGCCGCCGCGTCTGCGCCGGGGTACCCGTCCTGAAGCAGTTCGGCATCCGGCTGGTGCAGGAGTTCGACGGCGATTTCGTCGCGTTCCCGCGCAGCCAGCCGGTGACCGAGCCGGGGCGGCTGGCCTGGGGGGCGACCCATGACTTCCTGTATGTCGAGAAAGGCGAAGCCGTGAACGCCGCAACCTTTGCCGGAGCGGGGAGCTAGGCATGGCAAAGCGCACCTCTTTCACCCGGCCCCGGTTCGATCTTGAGCTGGCCGTTTCCGACTCCTGGCCGCCGCTGTGGTCCCTGACCTCGAAAAACGGTGAGAAGCATTACTTCCCCTTGGCCGTCACAGGGTGGACGCAGGATGGTTTTCATTCCGCCTCGCTCATGCTTGGACCTTTTTGCCTGTCTCTGACCGTATTCACCGGGGAGTGGTAGACCATGCGCCTGTTCAAACGGAAGATACGGGTCATCGTGGGCGAGTCCGGCACCCCGCGCGGGGCGCTGGAAATCAACAACCTGCGCATGGCTTTCGAGATCAAGAAGAACCTGGATTCCACGCCCGCAGAGGGTTGGGTGTCCATCTACAACCTGACCGAGGCGAACCAGGCGTTCATCGCCCACAAGGCCGACCGGGTGCGCGTGTTCGCCGGGTACGGCTCCAACCTTTCGCTGCTGTTCGACGGGGATATCGCCAACATCGACCGAGCCCGCCGGGAGCAGGACCGCATTACCACCATTTCCTTGGGCGGCAACCTGTTCAAGCTGACCGATGCCTATGTCTCTTTGTCCTTCTCGGGGCCTGTGACGCTCCGGCAGATCATCCGCAAGGCGCTGCCCACGTTCGCCCTGTCCGGCGTCCAGGGGCTCGACACGTTGCCGGACATCACGAAGTACAACTACGCCTATTCCGGCAAGACCGGCGACATGATGGACAGCCTGCTCCATCACATGGAGTTCGACTGGTTCGAGGAGGACGGCACCCTTGTCATCCTGCCACCGGACGGTGGTTTCGATGACCGCGTGCCGCTGATCAGCCCGGCCACGGGTATGCTGGGCAGCCCGGCCAAGACCGAGGAAGGCCTCAAGGTGACCACGCTTTTGCAGCCCGGCCTGCGTCCCGGCGGCGTCATCCGGGTAAAGGCCTACAACCCTGAATACAGCGGGTACTGGAAGATTCGCCAACTGTACCTGCGCGGCGACAACCGGCAGAACCAATTTTCGGCGGAACTGGATTGCATCCCCTATGAGCAATAGAAGCGAGCGCCGTTCCCAGGATTCCCTGCTTGAGGCCATCCGATTCGCCTTGGACCGGTTCAAGGTCGGGCTGTGGACCGCCGGTCCCGGCCATATCCAAAGCTATGACCCGAACACGCGGCGGGCTGTGGTCATCCCCGCCATCCGGCGCAAATTCACGGACGGGACCACCGAAGCGTTGCCCATGCTCCACAACGTCCCTGTCCTGCACCCTTCCGGAGGAGGGTTTTCTCTCCTTTTCCCCCTCCGGAAGGGTGATCCGGTCTTGCTCGTCTGGTGCCAGCGCGGCATCGACCGCTTCAAGGAGACGTATGCACAGGAGGACCCGTCCGGCGGCATCATGGAACTCAAGGACGCGGTGGCGCTGGCCGGGTTCGGTGAGTTGGTCATATCCCCGGAGAACGCGGAAAGCGCCGTGTTGCAGACCAATACCGGGAAGCAGGCACTGTCCATCCATCCCAACAAGGTGCGCATCGTCTCGGACAACCTGGTGCGGGTGGAAACCGTGCAGGCCGAAGTTATCGCGTCCGAGTCGGTGCTCATCGACTCGCCGCTGACCCGGCACACCGGGATTGTGGAAGCGGCCGGTTACCGAGGCGTGGGCGGCGGCGCGGCGAAGATGGTCGCGGACATCGACATGGACGGCCATCAACTGACCAATGCGAGCGAATTGACGGCGGGCGGCGTGCGCTACACGACGCATGTCCACGACGGCGACAGCGGCGGAGTTACCTCCGCGCCCAAGGAGGGGTGATGACGCGCACCTGGAACATAGACGACGCCACCGGCAACCTTGTCCTGGACAAGGATGGCAACTTCAGCCCGGTCACCGGCCTGGAGGGGTTGCGGCAGCGCATTCAGACCAAACTCAAGTTATGGCGCGGGGAGTGGTTCCTGGACACGAGCCTGGGCATTCCCTGGCGGCAGTCCATCTTTACGCGCCCGGCCTCGCCCGGCCTCGCCTCGCAGATCATCACCTCCGCCATCCTGGCCGAAGAGGAGGTAACGGACGTGCGCAAGGTCTCGGCCCACATCGACAGCGCCACGCGGCGCTTCACCTATTCGGCGCAGGTGGCCTCCATCTACGGCGAGTTTTCGATATCCGTCTAAGGAGTCACCATGGCAATCGTTACCTCAACCGGCATAGAAGGCACCAAGCTCTCCGAATACAAATCCGACCTGGAGGAAATCTTCCGGGCCGCATTTGGCGAGGACCTTGTGGTGGACGCCGACACGCCGCAGGGCACGGCCATCGGCCTGCTCGCCCTGCGCTTGACCGAATTCGACGAAAAGGTGGTCGGCCAATCCAACTCGCTCGCCATCCTGGACGCCTCCGGCCAGCAGATTGACGGGCTGGCCGCGATCCTCGCCATTGCCCGCAACGGGGATGAACCCTCCCTGGTGAGCGTGATCCTGACCGGCGTGCCCGGCACGGTGGTGCCCGCCGGTTCGCTGGCGCGGTCCACGGCCGGAGACCTGTTCGTGCTCCGGGCCGATGTTGTCATCAACGCCGACGGATCGGCGGACGGCATGATGGAATCCGTGGAGGGCGGCCCGGTGGCCTGCGCTGCGGGCACGATCACCGGCATCGTTTCCGGCCTGACCGGATGGGAGACGCTCGACAACCCGGAAGCCGGGCAGCTCGGCCAGCTCAAGGAGTCCGATTACACCTTCCGCAAGGGGTATTTCCGCAAGCTGTTCAAGAATGCCACGTCACCCCGCGAAGCGGTTCTGGCCGAAGTCTTAAACCAGCAGAACGTGCTGGAAGCGGTCTGCGAAGAGAACGACACCGATACGGCCAAGATCGTCAAGGGCGTGGAACTGCCGCCCCATTCCATCGTCGCGGTTGTCCTCGGCGGAGCGGATACGGACATTGCCCAAGCCATTCAGCGCAAGAAGACGGGGGGCGCGTCCACCGCAGGCGACACGGCGGTGACTGTCCCCACCACACGGTCCGGTGGCCGCAAGGGACCGGACATCGTTATCCGGTTCTACCGCGCGGCCCAGGTGGGCATGGAGATAGACCTGGACATTGATCCGGGCGCTTCCTTCCCCACGAACGGCGTGAGTCTCCTGAAGGAGCGGATCATGGCCTATTTCGCCGGGACGCTCGACCTGCAAACCACGCAAGACAAATTCGAGATGGACGGCCTGCTCATCGGGGACGCCGTAGCCAAGTCGCGTTTGTACACGCCCATCAACTCCGTGCCGGGGCATGTGGTCAATTCGATCAGCCTGCGCCGGAAGGGCGGGGAAAATGTGGAGGTGGCCGCCATGTCCCTGTTGGAAAAGGCCGTCATTTTGAGCAGCGACGATATCACCATCACCAAGAACGGGGCGGCATAACATGGCGACACGAGGCAAAGACCTGCTGGCGCTCATGCCGCAGCAACACCGGACCAACGAACCGCTCGTGGCGCTCATTGACGGCATTTCCGAGTTGATAGCCAAACGGCTGGAAAAGCCCCTCGACGATTTGATGGACAAGGCGCAGATCGACGCGGCCGACGATTACTGGCTGGACCAGATCGGCACCCACCTTTCCCTGCGGCGGTCCTCCCTGACTGTGCGCTTCTTCGGCTTCGACGGCAACGACAGCGCCGTGGGCTTCGGCCAGGGGCCGTTGTCGCCCCAGGCGCATGGCACGGCCCCGCTCAAGATGGCCGACGGGGCTTTCCGCACGGTCATCAAGGCCAAGGGCGCGTACACCATCACCGACGGGTCACAGCCGGAGATGACGGAATCCCTGTCCCAGGCGGCCAAGGCCGATGGCAAGACCGGGGAGCTTTCGGCCGAGGCCATCTACTACGACAATCAGGACATGAGCATGGATTTGACCATCGTCTCGGATATGAGCGAGCCGGTGATCAAGAATCTGTTCACCCAACAGGTGGTCCCGAAACCCGGCGGCGTCCGGCTGGCAAAGGTGACGCAGGTGCCGCTCTCCGGCGCGTTCGGTTTTGCCGGAAACGATCTGGCGCGGGGGTTCGATCAAACCCCGTACAGCAAGACATATACCTATGAGGAATTGACGGAGGTGTAACGTGGCAAGAGATGAACGAGGCATTATCCAACAGATATTCGCCGACACCGGCGACGTGGCCGAACCGACGTTTGACTTCGCGGAGGGCTGGCCGGTGGCATACGCCCAGGCGGGCGGGCAAACCCCGGAGCGGGAGGTGTTCAACAGGCTGTTTCAGCGGCTCTACGCATTGGGTTACGACGTGACCCGCTTCGGCGGAGGGCTGCCGTGGGATGCGACCATCAATTACGCTGTGCTTGCGTTAGTTATGGGGGCAGATGGCGAACTATACTTTGGCAAGCGAGCCAGCGGTCCGGATGTGGATGGGGGAGCCGTCGATCCGACGGCAGATGATGGAAGCTGCTGGGAACCGATGCGTAAGAACGCGTCCGAATTTGAATTGGCTATAGACAACGGCAACGTGGCCTGGGAGCTGTCTGCGGCACCGCAGGCCGTGCTGACCTTGACCACTGATGCAACATTGGCCGCACCGATATCCATGGTCGCGGGCGCGGAATACTCCCTGCGCGTAGTCCAGGATGCCACGGGTGGCTGGACACCGACCTGGGATGCGGTCTTTGCCGGTGACATCCCGGTTGTGCCCTCCGCTGCGGGCGAGGAAATCGTATATCGTTGGTATTGCACCGGGACCGAGTTGGTGTGCCTGGGGGCGACCATCACCCGCTCTTTCCACAACCTCTTAATCAACGGCTCGTTTGGCATCAATCAGCGTGGTTTTGCGGGCGGAGCATTGACTGCCGGGGACTACGGCCACGACCGATGGAAAGCGGGAGACTTCGGCGCGACCTACACTGTCACGGATGGCGTACTTTCTCTGACCGCAGGGTCAATCGTCCAGGTGGTGGAGGCCCCGAGGTTGGCAGGAAAAACCGTGACTTTGTTCGCCGCTGTCTCGTCCGGCACCGTGACCGGATCGGTGGCGGGCGTGTCCGGGACGCTGCCCCTCACGGTCACCGTACCCACGGCCGCCACCGGTGACATTAATGTCGAGCTGTCCGGGGCGGCCTCACTGACCGATGTTGCCTTGATCAAGGGCAACGCCCCGACCGAGTATCCCTGCCGTCAAATCGCGGAGGAGCTTGCGCTCTGCCAGCGCTATTATTGGAGGTCGCAGTTCGGGAGCGCAACTATCAGGGGCATCAGCGCCGTTGCGGGGGCTTATAAATCTGTCGCGAATATATCGCTGCCTGTCACGATGCGAGCCGTTCCGTCTCTATCGGTTGAGGGACC